GGTTGAGGATCTCACCGCCGGCACTCGGATCGATGATCAGATCCAGGCTGTGGATGCTCGTGAATTGGGCCGCCTCGCGGACGGGGACGCCGCCGATCTGGCGGCGGGTGATCTTGGCGTCGGCATCGATCGAGAACCCGAACAGGTCCTTCGCCATGCCGCGCTGCCAGGCCTCGTAGATCTTCTGCGGCACCGGGGCGGCGGACTCCAGCAATTCCATCACGCCGTGGATCTCGCCGGTGTCCTGAGCTTTGCCCGCCACGAAGCGGGCCTCGCTCACGCGGCCGATGAGTTTGCTGAAATCCTTGCCGCTGCCGCGAATATGCTCCTCGTCGGATTTGGCGAACACGCGCACCCCGGTGAATAACGGGGCGGCCTCGCGCAGTGCGGCGTCGGGATAATAATTGCGGTTCTTGCTGAGGCCCGCGCGGATGATGCGGACCTTGTACTTGAGGCCGATGCCGCCGGCCTCCGGCTGCACCGCCTCGATGATCGCGGCATCCGGCAACGTGTCATCATCCTCGTCGCCTTCGCCCGGCCCGAAGGCCTCACGCACAGAAACCGGCTTGTGGTCCACCACCACCTCCTCGGCCGCGCCGAGTTGCACGCGGTTGTCCTCACCCAGGGTGTAGGGATGGGAATACAAACGGCCGTCATCCTGGCGCACGATCGCCCGCGCGGGATAGATCGCCTCCACAGAGATATAGCGCTCGGGATTGTTGGGGTAGATTGCGGCACGCAGGGCGCCGCGGACCAACTCGATAAGTTCGCGCAGCTCGCTGGTGGCGGCCTCGCGCAGCGAGGTCTCGCCGACAATGCCGCCCGCGGGGATCAGTTTGGGATCCATTATTTCTTGTCGCCGCGGAGCTTCTGCCCCGCGGTCGTCACGACCACGACATAATCGCCGTAATCGCGAAAGGACAACACCTCGGCGGTCTTAACCTTCACCAAGGCAGCGGCCTGGGCGACGGTGAGTTTCGATTCTTTACTCGGTTCCTGGCTCACATGTGTATCTCCGATCAAGGGATAAAACAACAAGTGAGGCGAGCATAGACCGCGCGCGCCGGGCGCTGCTACTAAAGCGTTTTAGGAAAATAGCTATGCCGCGCGATACGCTCCTGCGTGCTGAAGGGCACGCCCGCCGGGTGCAGCACGTCCCAGGACTCCATGTAATTCAACATCACGCAGCCGCAGTTGATGGTCTCGGACGCGGGCGCGGCCGGGTCGCGCGGGAACATCAGTTGCGTCCCGTCGGGCAAATCGAAGGGCTGATCCAGTTCGCGGATCTGCCCGTCGATGGCGTCGTGCGCCGGGCGGGCACGCAGCTTGCCGCTGCGGCGCCACTGTTTTTTCAGGCCGGGGACGATCTGTTTAGCCTGGAGGCTGCGCTCATGGCTGGCGACGCTGAAGGCGCGGCCGAGTTCGGTGCGGGTGATGGTCAGCGCCCGTCCCCGGCTAGACTCCCCCAGCGCCCGGGTGATCGCGCCGATGGCCTCGCCGGGGGACTGCACCCCGGTCAGCACCAGGCCGAGCTCGCTGTTGACGCGATTCAGCGCCGTCAGGCTGATGTCGCTGATCCGATGGGTGAGGAATTCTTTCATGGCGCCGAGCTGGCGCGGATCGATGGATTGAATGAGCCCCTGGATGGGGACGCCGGCGGCGGCCAGCGGGGCGTCGACCAGGCGCTGTCCGGCCTGCCAGGCGGCGTCCGCGCCGCCGGTCAGAGCGGCAGTAGTCTCCCGCCGCATCCCGTGCAGCACGGACTGGATCTCGGCGCGCAGCGGTGGCAGGGACCAGCGCTGATAATCGCTCGGTTGCCCGGCGAGCCGCGCCGCGATCCGCTCCTGTCCCGTGTGCAGGATGCGCTCGATCTCTCTCCAGGTATCCCGATGGATGGCGCTGCGCTCCCGCAGCACCTCCGCGCGGGCCGCCCTGAAGCGCCTATCGCGCTCCCGATCGTTCATGCGGGCTACGCGCCGGTGGGTTCAGTCGGAGGATCGGTGAACACATCGTCTGCCTGGCGCAGCGCGGCCGCCGCCTGCGCCTCCTGCAGCGCCTGCTCGGCGTCGTATTCCACCCCCAGGCGCTCGGCCACGGTCTGGATGATCTGCGCGGCCACGTGCGCGGAGAGGAATTCACGCTCCACCGCCAGGGCGCAGGCGGCCACCACCTGCTGCAGCGCGGAGGCGTATTTGGTGGTATCCCGCGTGGTCATCTCGGGGAAGACGGCCTCCGGCACGAACTCAGGATCGGGATCGAGAATATCGATGAGCAGCTCGGCGCCGCTCGGATCGTAATTACGATTAATGACGAAACGGGCGACCTGCTCCAGGATGTTTTTCCATTCCCGCTGGCGCATGGAATACATCTTGAAGGTGGGCTCGCTCATGCTCTCGCCGGTGGCGCGGTTCACGTCGCCGCCGCCGCCGCTCCAGTGCTCCGGCATGGTGGCCCCGCCCAGGATATGATTGCGAAACAGGCGCGCGGCCTCGGCCGCATCCACCGCTTTCAGATCCGGGGTCACCGTCTCCCAGGTCTCGGCATCGTTGTGCACCCGGACGCTGCCCGGCGCCGGCGCCGCGATCTGCTTGGCCCGCGCCTCGACCTCCGCGGGGGTGGCGCCCTTCAGGGTCACGTCCCACAAGAACGCGCGCAGAAAATTGTTGCGGTCGATTTCCCCGAACAGGAACTGCTCGTAGGCGTCCAGCCAGTCCGCCTGCGCCAGTAAATCGGAGCGGCCGCGCCGCCCGTTGGAGAGGGCGTTGATGGTGAAATAAAAACACTCGCCATCGGCAAAGTCTCTACGGATCGCCACGGTGCGTGGCGAAAAACAATCCTCAGGTCCGTTGATGATGATGCGGTAGCGGCGTGCCCGGCCCTGTTTATCCTTGGCCGTGACAATGCCGATCGGCTGATCGGCGTTGTCCGGATCCGTGACCACGGTCTGGATGCGTGCCGGATCCAGGTAGCCCAGGCGCACGTGGCCGGTGACGCTATCCACAAACGCCGGCCAGCACTGCTCGCCGTAGAGCGCGAGTTCCCGCACCTTGCGCGGCAGCTTCAGATCCCACTGGTTGATGGGATCGCCCCAGAAGGCATCCAAGACTTTTTGACTCTCCGGGTCTTTCGCCCGCAAGGCCACCCCCTCCGCCAGGAGGTAGGCCACCGGCAATTCGATGAGTCGGTTCGCGAGCAGGTTGGTCTGCCACAGCCAGGCCGCGATCTCCCGCATCCGGGACTGGGTCAGTACCGGTAGATCGCGGGCGCTGTCGCCGGTGAGTGGCCGCCAGTCCTGTTCGTCGTCATCGATGGTCCGCCCCCATGCCTCGCGCACCGGCGTCACGGGGGCCGGGGTGGACCAAATTGCAGTGATTTTGTCGAGAAGGCTCATGTCGGGTTCCTGATTGCGAGTGAATTGCCCCAAATTCCGCTTTATAAAGCCTTTATAAAGTCCGATCGGGGCGGAGGCGGTGTAACCCTAGCCCCTGCCCCCGGCTCAGCGCGCCCAGGGCCGCACGTTGCGGCCGCGCCTGAGGGCGGTAGAGGTCGTCTTCTGCTGGGGTGTCGACCGTGACCCCGGCGGCGGGTTGTCCCTCATTCCGCGAGGCGGCCCACGCCAGCACACGGGCTATAACGCCATCCCCATGCCGGTATCCGCCATCGGACCCCTTGTCACGGCCATCATCCATCCCCGGATAACCATTCTTCAGGATCACGCGCCGGTGATCGCTGATCACGTCCTCACCCTTGGCCAACTCCACGGATTGATCTTCCAGCGCCGTCTTATACGGCGGAAAATTGGCGGCATACCAGGAGGGCGAGGCCATCACGCATTCCACGCGCGCCGGGCCATATTTCTGGAGTGCCGCTTCGGCGTGTGACTGCCCATTGCCGCGGGCATCGAATTTCGCATGATGCAGATTCGGCAGCTCGTCCAGGATGAAGAAGAGGATCTGCTGCTGTACGTCAAAGGGAATGTTGCGCAACTCAAGGGCAAAGGCCTCACG